ACCTTTTAATGTGCCTTCATAATCTATAAGTGTTCCTGCCTTATAACCTCTTTTTTTAGCTTCTTCGATTAGATTTTTCATCTTATTTAGTTTTAAAATTAACCCAATCACTATAAAAATCATCATATTTCTGCGACTGACTTTCAAAGAATGTGTGAATTATCACACTATCGCCTTGTAGTATTTCAATGCGTTGCTGTTGGTGTTCTACTTTCTTTTCAAGTTTTAGACCTATCCAGAGCGCCATACATAACGCTATAAATGTCACTACTATTATTGTTTCTTTCATAATTTAATCAATTAAAAAATCCTCTCCATCTACTTCTATTTTTACCTTCACGTCTTTAGCGAAAAATTCTAAAGGCTTTTTTATGCGCTGTATAGCGTTAGGTATAGTTGTGTTTATGTAGCGATATAAAGCTGGCGCTTTGTCGTATTTGCCGTCCTCTTTGTAGTCAAGTATGTTTTTTCCTTGTCTAGAAGCTACTTCTTTCAATACTGTTTTATATTTCATTTTGTTAAGTTTAAAGGGGAGCTTTAACACCCCCCTAGTTTAGTTTAAAAGGGTAATCCATCCTGTTGTTCTGCCGTTTGCTCTTGTTGTGGCTGTTGCTGACCTACTGGCGAGCTGTTGCCCAATATAGCGCCTTTAATACCTTGCTCACGCTCTTCTTTAGTAACTGACTGTACAATCATACCATTGTTGCCATATTGGTCTACTTCATCTTTTAAGAATACAACCGCATCTAAATAAGTACCCTTTGCACCTTGAAAAAGTTTAGACTTGTCGATTTTTGTAACGTCAATTTTTAATTTAATTGTTTGCATATTTATTTGATTTAAAATTTAATTACTATTGTTTGTTTACTTGGCGTTTTAATCCCCACTTTAGGCACTTCTACGCCTTCAGCATCAAAAATCATATCTTTAGATTTATACGCTAATTTAAGAAGCTCTTCACGTTCTTTTAGCAATTCTTTAATAGTTGAATATACTTCATCTTGTTCATAGTCTAATCTATCGCCTGTACCTCTGAATGATATATTACCGCCTTTATGATCGTAAGATTTGCCGAACGTCTCCTCGTCAATATGCTTTTTCAACTCCTTAGAAAACGTCTTTAGATACTCCTCTAATCTTACACTATCCATTAGCGCATCCTCTAGTGTTATTTCGCCACCGTTAACAATGTTTTGCACATCTTGTTGCGCTTTTTCTACTATCTCTTTTTTTGGAATGGATGGAACGTATAAACGCCCCTCTTCTTCTTCCATCCTCATTAACAAAAATTCTCTTGAACTTGCTCCCATAACTACTTATTTTTTATAACACAAATTATAAGTTTCTAACATTGATAAAGCTACTGTATAAGCTTCTTCATAACTTGGATATTCTTGAAGAAAATATTCTCCTCTAATATTCCATAAGTATTTATTTTTTAAAAAGTCTTGAATACTTAAATAGTTTTCAGAAATAAATATATCTGAACTATCTTCTCTAGCTAATAACCATACTAATTGACTAGATCTATTAATGCATTTTTCATCAATAAAATCTATCATTTGTGCGTGTGTTTTAAACTCAAAACAAGGTATATCGCCTTGTAAATTTAATTCTGCATAATGTAATTTAAACATAACTATTTGTTTTTTATTGCGTTTTCTATTCTTTCTAATATTTCCCCTATTCCATGCATTTGTTCATCGAAAATATCTCCATTATGAACGTATAAATTATTTCTACGTTTTAACTCTAACATAGTTAAAAAACTAACTACGTCACTAAAAGTTAAATCTAAATGCGATTTATTCATTATTATTTCAATCGCATCTAATTCTCCATAAATGTTAAAATCATTTAGCCATTTTCTTTCTGGTTGGTCAAATAGTGTTCCCATATTTACTTGTTTTTTATTGTGTTTTCTACTTCGTTTAACCCTGCAATCTCTTCTAGTGTGCATTCTCTAATTTTCACTATCTCCGCTACTGTTGTTTTGCCTGCTTTAATCGCTTCGACTGCCTTAACAAAATCAACTTTAGGTTTACCTTTTGGTGCTGGCTTAGTCTTATTAGCTTCTTGACCGTCATCGTCTTCAGCTTGTAACGATAGTAACGACTGCAAAGTGTATCTACGATAATACGTTATAGCGCTCCCTAACTGTTGCGGTGTGTTAGCTGTTGGTAACTGTATAGCGCTGCTAATTTCTTCGCCACTTTCAGCGTGAATAATGCGTGTTGTAACTATACCGTCGTTAACTGGCTGTAATAATACCAAACCATTTTCCAATAAAATAGGCTCAACCGCTTCAATTAATGCGTTTAAATCAGCATATTTTGATTTAAAATGCGGATTAATGCTATTCTTTGCTACTTTACCGATTTCTTTTTTTGCGGATAATACCGCTTTTAATACTGTTTTCATAATTTTAATTTTTAATTGTTATTTATATTCTACCGTTGGGAAAACAATTCTATACGAATCATTGTCTAACCAAAATAATTCTATTTTAATTAAACTAATAAAAGTTGCTTTTGCCATTTCATTCTCAAAATTATATTCTGACACTTCAAAATCTAATGTCTGAAAAAATCTTTTTTTGATTGTTTTAGAATCATTACCGAATTTTTGAAATCTTTTGATTCCTTTACTTAATTGTTTTGCGATTATTTTAATCTCTTCTTTCATAATTTCTAGTTTTTTATTTGTTTCTACACTACAAATATAACTATTTATATTTAATTACAAACTATTTTTTAATATTTTTTTTTAAAAAGTTATTATATAAATGCATGTTACTAGAAAAATGATAGTACCAACCTATTTTAATATTTAATTTTTTAGCTACTAATTCTTGTAATTTAGAAAAACAATATTGGTCGTTGCAAAATCCATACCATAAATCATTAGATCTCATATTAACACTCATACATAATTTGTTGTTTACAATTTGAAAATGTATAGAATTTGTACATGGAGTGTCATAATCATATTTATTTATTTCTTTACTGTCATATATACTTAAAACGGCTTGTCTAGTGTTTTTATTTTTTAACAACTTTTCTATAACTAAATTCAAAGCATTATTTCTATTCCATTGCCAACCATAATTAGACATTACCTCATTATTTTCATTCATGTGATTTTTCCATATTGGAGCATATTTTGAAATCTCCAAAGCATTAGGGTTTTCGCTTAAATACCAATCCCATTCTCTATCGGCATATTTTTTGTTCCATTTTCTAAAACTACAATTTATATCTCTATCTAATGGGTTTAATATATAAAATCCACAGTTATATAAAACTTTAGTATCTTCTAATTCTTCGCCAAAATTAACTATAAAATTATAAGTGTGTTCAAAAGCTAAATTAGCATTATTATATTTCATCTTCATTTTTTTTAAAAGTTCCATTTTCCATTTTTCCTTTTCTATGTTTTATAACATTATAAGCGCTTTCAACACAGTCTTCTAATTTATATCCACATAATTCTGATAAATTAACAAGCACTATGACACAATCACCTAACGCATCTATTATTTCATGCTTATCATCTTTCAATATAGCCTTGGCTAATTCACCTGCTTCTTCTTGAAGTTTAATATACTGAGTTTTTACATCACCATTAGAAAAAATACCTTTTTTTTCTGCCCATTTTCTAATCAATTCAAATTGTTTCATTGTTGTTTATTTTTATTAATAATCGTTTTAAAGATGCTCATCTCATAATAGATTAATTTTATTTATTCTTTAAAACCCACATAGTATTTCTTGATTGCTCAGGAAAAAAAGGAGCCATAATATTGCTTAATATATTATTATCAAAATAATCTTTTAAACTTTCAAACATTTTTATTTGCCATTCATTCATCAACGGTTTGTAATCTTTAATACTTGCGAAAGTTCCATATTTATTTATAATTTCAAAACCTGCTTCTAATATTAGAGATTCTAATTCAGCATGTGAAAACTCTTGTATATCAATACCTCTACCATCTCCAGAATCATAAGTATGATTTCCTGCTGCTCCTACTTTTTCATCAAAATTAGGTGTAGACAAATAAAATTTAGCATTTTTATTACCACATTTTTTCATGTTTAATAAAAATTTTAATCCATTTTGTTTGCCAACGTGCTCAATAACTTCAAATGAACATACTTTATCTGCATTTACATTATTAAAATCAAAATTATTTTTGGGATTTACTAAATCTTCAACATAAAAATGTGCCCAATTTATTTTTTTTAAATTATCTTTAGCAGCGTCTCTAATATCAATTCCAATATATTTAGATTGTTTAAATCTATTTCTATAAAGAACTTCTAATAAATTTCCATTTCCACAACCAAAATCACAGATTGTTTCCCCAATCTTTGCTTCTTTTAATATATGCGTCCATCTTAAATAATGAGCAAATTGGTCTCTGTGAAAAACGTGTCTTTCAAATGTTTTTTCAGGGTTTAAATCAGTTGTGTTGTAATTTTTTTTGTCTAATTTTTTCATTTTATTTATTTTTATTGTTTATATAATTATTCATACTGCCCAAATAAGCAACTGCATCTAATAAATTATCTTCTTTATGATTATATGATTGTCTGGATAATTTTAATGCTACTAAAGCTTTATACATAAATTCAGCGTTTACATCTAAATTTGTCATTCCTGATAAAATTCTAGCTGCATTCTCCATTCCTTCTTCAAATGGCCCATACATCCTTTCTTTTTCTTCAGTTCTGAGATTTACTATCTCGTTTGCTTTTTCTAAAATATTCATGATTTAATTTTTAATTGTTTTTACAAATATAACTATTTATATTTAATTAGTAATTATTTTTTAATATTTTTTTTAATAAATTATTCCTTTTGATTTTTGAATAGCATAGGCACGAAATCCATTTTCTCGTAATTCATCTATTCTTAATTTTTGTAAAGGCTTCAAAGTGTCGTTATCTTCTTTGCATTCAATCCATAGTGTTTTTCCTTGCTTCATGCAAAGTAGATCAGGATAACCATTTTGTGACAATCTAATAACAGAAACAACCGTCCATCCTTTTGATTTTAGTTTTTTAATTACTTTTTGTTGAAAACTTGAAGCCATAATCTTTTTTAAATATTGATGAAGTAAAATTCTTTTTCTTTGTTACTGCTTTATAGATTTTATGTTCTATTCCGTTATTTGCAAATATCCAGTATAAGTTATTTTCTGTACGTTCTTTTGTAGTCAAGCGATCTTTAAATTGAAAGTAAGTCGTAGCTGAAAAATCAATGTTATAAGCTACTAATACATCAGCATTTTTTAAAGTAATTCCTTCACGTCCAGAAACAAATTGAAGCGCAATATTTTTATTAGTTGTGTTAAACTCGTCCAAATCGGTTGTTAAATCTTCTCCAAATACTTGTTTTAATAATTCTAATTCAGCTATAAATTTATAATAAATAGCTATCTTTTTATCTTTAAAATAATCCTTTATAAAATCAGCTTTTGTCGTGTCTATTATTTGAGTGCTACCATCTTCAAATTTAATAGTACCACTGTATAATTGATGAAGCTTTTGCATAAGTTT